GGGCAAGGCGTTGCATACGACCAAGCTTCTGAAGGTTTTACTGCGCGTTACACGCACGAGACGGTTGCTTTGGCGTTCGCGCTAACCGAGGAAAGTGTAGAAGATAATTTGTATGACCGCCTTGGTGCGCGCTATACGAAGGCTCTCGCACGAAGCATGGCACACACTAAGCAGGTGAAGGCTGCAAACGTATTGAACAATGCGTTTTCTAGCTCTTTCACTGGCGGTGATGGCAAGTCACTTGTGGCTACCGATCACCCACTGGCTGGTGGTGGCACCTTCTCAAATCGTCCATCTGCATTTGCAGACTTGAACGAAACGTCGCTGGAGAATGCGTTGATCAGCATCTCTACTTTTGTGGATGATCGAAACATGATCTTGGCTCTGCAAGGAACCAAGCTGATTGTTCCGCCTCAACTGCAATTCGTAGCTGATCGCCTGCTAGAAACACCAGGGCGCGTCGAGACTGCGGACAACGACATCAACGCAATCAGGAACATGGGTCTGCTGCCTCAGGGCTATGCAGTCAACCACTTCTTGACTGACACTGATGCGTTCTTCGTATTGACCGACTGCCCAGATGGCTTCAAGCACTTTGAGCGCAGCCCGATTGCGACTTCTATGGAAGGTGACTTCAACACTGGTAACGTGCGTTATAAAGCCCGCGAGCGATACAGCTTTGGCTTTAGCAATCCACGCGCAGTGTTCGCTTCACAAGGCGCATAATTGTTCCACATGGAACAGTAAGAAAGGGGCACTTGTTGCCCCTTTTCTTTTTCTGCTGTATAAGTATTTTATCCCTGACAGGCGCATACCGTGCCTGACACTAGCCAAGACAGGAGATACACATGGCTAATACGACATTCAACGGCCCAGTCCGATCTGAGAATGGATTTAAGTCCATAAGCAAAGACGCAACTAGCGGCGCAATCACTGAAATCACCACTTATGGTGGCGCTCCAGTTAGCCTTTCAGACGGCAACGTAACACTAACCAACGCAACTCATAGTGGAAGGATTCTTCTTGTTCCAGACGGTGGTCAAGATAATACTTATACGCTTCCTGCTCCTGTTGCTGGATCTGTTTTCAAGTTTGTATACGCTGGCGGCGCTGCTGATGCTACGGACGCGCTTATTGTTACTCCCGGCAACACTAATTTTTATATTGGTGGTGTTACTTTCTTAGATACAGACGGCAACGAAGTTAGTTCAGTATTCTCTGATGGAAACTCCAACAGCAGCATACAGTTGAATGTGCCTGCTGGCTTTGAAGTAACTATTGTCGGCCTAAACACAACTAACTATCAGATCTTTGGAAATGTAACGAGCACTACTGCGCCTGCTTTTGCTGACCAGTAATAGGAGAGCAAGATGGCTGATACAGTCACATCACAAACAATTCAGGATGACAATCGTAAAGCCGTCCTGAAGTTTACGAACATTAGTGATGGCACTGGCGAAAGCGCAGTAACCAAGATTGATGTCAGTGCTCTTCAGGCAAACAGCAAAGGCGATTCCTGCACAGAGGTGGCGATATCAAAGATCTGGTGGCAGTGTGTTGGCATGGGCGTTCAGCTTTTGAATGACGCAACCACAGACACTTTGATCATTGCTTTGTCTCCAGACTCAAACGGTATGCATGATTACACGCCGTTTTCTGGAATACCTAATAACGCAGGATCAGGCAAGACTGGTGACGTTCAATTCACTACGATTGGTGCGAGTAGTGGCGATACATATACCGTAATCCTTGAGGTTATAAAGAGTTATTAATGGCCACTTCTGGAAGCAGAGACTTTGAACCAGATGTTGCGGAATACATCGAGGAAGCATTTGAAAGATGTGGCCTTGAGTTCCGCACTGGTTACGATGGCGTAACTGCAAGAAGATCTTTGAACCTTCTGTTTGCTGACTGGGCAAACAGAGGTTTGAATCAATGGACTGTCACCAATAGCACAACCACGCTTACCGTTGGTGCTGAGTTTATTGACTTGTCTGCAAGTACGATTGATGTATTGGACGTTGTCATTAGAAGAACCGAAGGCTCTACGACCACAGATATCACCATGGAGCAGATAGGTAGGTCTGAGTACTACAACATTCCTACCAAATCGACTCAAGCAAGGCCGACTCAGTTCTTCCTTGATAAGCAACTGACTCCCCGTCTTTACATTTGGCCAGCATCAGAAAACGCAACAGACCAGTTGATTATCAATCGCTTAGTTCGTATTGAAGATGCAGATGCTAGTGTGAACACAGTCGATGTGCCTTTTCGATTCTATCCTTGTTTGGCGGCAGGACTGGCATACTACATAGCGCTTAAAAAAGCGCCTGACAGAGTTCAAATGCTCAAAGGATTCTATGAGGAAGAGTTTGCTAGAGCGGCTGATCAAGATCAAAGCAGAGCTTCTTTGATGATATCCCCAGGTTTAAGATCTAGGATAGCGTAATGGCTTTTGCTTCTGGCAAGCACGCAATTGCCATATGCGACAGGTGTGGCTTTCAGTATAAATACCTCACACTCAAGAAAGAGTGGACAGGCTTTCGTGTTTGCCCTGAGTGTTACGAACCTAAACATCCGCAATTAGAGCCTATACATAATGTTTCTGATTCAGAGGCATTACGTTTTCCTAGGCCTAACCTCCCTCCTAATGTAATTGCCGGGGCGGGCGTTGTTAGAACGATTGACGCAAACAAAGTTATGTCTGTTACGGGTGATCCGATTGGTTCAGCGTTCAGCATTGACGGAGCCACAGGTTCTGTCGGAACAGTAACAGTGGTGACAACATGAGTTTTACATTAGCGACACTGAAATCCACAGTTCAAGATTACTGCGAAACTGCAGAGACTACGTTTGTAGATGAACTTGATACTTTCATAAAAGAAGCCGAAGAGCGCATACTGAAGAATGTAACGCTTCCCGTGTTTAGAAAAAACGTTACAGGTAACGCAACAACCGGGTTTCAATATTTAGCCACACCATCAGACTTCTTGGCTACATACAGCTTGGCTTTGATAATAGATAGCGTCTACACCTATCCATTGTTCAAGCATGTGTCATTCATAAGAGACTATACGCCAAACGCATCAACCACTGGTCCAACAAAGTATTACGCTCTGTTTGATGACAACACGTTTATCTTGGCGCCTACACCAGCTTCTGATTATTCGTTTGAACTTCATTACAAGTATCGACCTGCATCACTGACAACAACGTCTGGATCAAGCACGACTTGGCTCTCTGACAACGCGCCTGATGCTTTGCTGTATGGCACACTTGTTGAAGCAGCTACTTTCTTGAAAATACCTGAAGAGACTGCTCAGTATGAGCAACGTTTCATGATGGCTATATCTGCTCTTAAGAAACTTGGCGAAGACTATGGCTCAAGAGATGAATACCGATATGATATTGCTAGGGGGTAAGCTTGGCTTTGTTTGAGGCATCAAGTCTTGAGGTTGGCAGCGTTGTAGTTGCAACAACACAAGACAAAGGGCACGACCCAGATTTTTGGGCAAAGGTTGCTGCAGATAAGATTGTGAGTGTTGGTGGAAACTGCCATCCTTTGATTGCTCAGCAAGCAGAGGCTTTCAAGCATTCTGTAGAAGCAACTGTGGCGTTTTACATCAAAGAGGCTATCAAAAGCGATAGAACAACTTTGATTGCAGAACTAGAAAGACAGGGTCATGCTGACATGGCAAACATAATTAGGAGTCTGTAATGGCGATAACGACAGCAATGTGCACAACCTTCAAAAAAGAAATCTTGGAGGCAGTTCACAACTTCAAGAACACAGGTGGCAGCACATTTAATCTTGCGTTGTACACAAGCTCTGCATCTTTGGGTGCAGGCACCACGGCGTATACAACATCGAATGAGATATCAGGCACTGGCTACACCGCCAAGGGTGCAGCACTTACTCGTGTTGATCCCAGCAACGATGGAACTACTGCCATAACAGATTTCGCTGATTTGACGTTTAGCTCGAGTAGTATCACAGCGCGAGGTGCGTTGATCTTCAATGAAAGCGCTTCTGGTGATCCGGCTGTTTGCGCGTTAGATTTTGGTGCAGACAAAACGTCTAGTTCTGGTGACTTTACGATTCAGTTTCCTGCAGCAGATGCGTCTAACGCGATTATTCGCATTGCTTAGGATGTTGTGGCCAAGCAGGTTCAGCAGAAACGCATGACTGAAGAAGAATATCGACGATGGTTAAAACAGCAGAAAGACCGTCGCCATAATCAGTAGGATATAACGTGTGGCAAATGTTACAGGTTGGGGTAGAGGCACTTGGGGCCAAGGCGCTTGGAATGAAGCGATACCTGTTGAAGTCACGGGCGTTGCAGGCACTGGCGCGGTTACGACTGTCACGGTCAGCGCAGACGCAAATGCCACTGTCACAGGCGTTTCAGGAACAGGGGCAATCGGGTCAGTCACAATCGTCCAGGGGGCGGGTGTTGACGTATCTGTCACGGGCGTGGCGGGCACTGGATCTGTCGGAACGGTTACTGTTACCGGCGGCGCGAATGCTGCTGTTACTGGGAATGCTGGGACTGGAGCAATTGGCTCGGTTACAGTCACGGGCACGGCAAATGTTTCTGTCACTGGAGTCCAAGGTGACTCCAACGTTGGGAACGTTACTGTTGCAGCAGATGCAAACGTTTCTGTCACGGGTGTTTCAGGGACGGGAGCGATAGGATACTTCCTTGTTTATGGCATCATAAATGATGGCCAAGACCCTAACTGGGGTACTATAACGGATAGTCAAACACCGAGTTGGACTGCTGTCACCGACAGTCAAACTCCTAATTGGGAAGAGGTAGCTTAAATGGCAACTTACGTTAACGATTTACGGCTCAAAGAGATTGCCACTGGCGATGAGGCAGGTACATGGGGCACCAGTACGAATACTAACCTCGAATTAATTGCAGAGGCATTTAGTTTTGGCACGGAAGCTATTACGACTAATGCTGATACTCATACTACTACTATTGCCGATGGCTCTACTGATCCCGGCAGGAGCATGTTTCTTAAATACACTGGAACTCTTGATAGCACTTGCACCATCACTATAGGGCCAAACACGGTCAGTAAGCTGTGGTTTATCGAGAATGCAACCAGCGGATCGCAGAGCATCATAATCAAGCAAGGCTCTGGTGCCACGATCACCATTGCTAATGGTCAGACCAAAGCGATTTACAGCGATGGTGCTGGATCAGGCGCTGCGATGGTTGATGCGTTTACGGATCTATCTGTCCCGTCGTTCTTTGTATCAGGCGATTTGGATGTGGATGGCACCACCAACCTTGACGCTGTAGACGTAGACGGCGCTGTAAACTTTGCAGCAGACGTAACTTTTGCAGACGGTGCAGACATCATCACCGCATCCGCTGGCACATCCAACGTCCGAGTAGGTGTCAACGCAGGTAACAGCATCACCTCTGGCGGCAACTTTAACGTGGTTGTGGGCGATGAAGCGGGTACGGCTTTAACTACGGGTGATAACAACGTAGCCATCGGGTTTGAGGCGTTAAAGACCGAAGATGCTCATGGTGACAACGTAGCCGTTGGTTATCAAGCTCTTAAAACTCTCAATGCTGGTGCAGATGCTTTTAACACGGCGGTTGGTTATCAATCTGGTTTATCACTCACTACGGGGATAAACAACGCCCTTTTCGGTGCTGGCGCGGGTGATGCTTTAACTGAGGGACAAAATAATGTAGCAGTAGGTAAGTTTGCTTTATCAGCAGATACGTTAGGGTCAAAGTCAGTTGCTATTAGCGCAGGAGCTTTACAAAATCAAAACTTCACTACCGCAACAGATGCTTACAATGTTGCTATTGGATTTCAAGCGGGCAACGACATCACCACGGGAA